TACTAGAGCATTAACATCGGCTGAATCTTATTATCCAAACAAGTATTACATTAATGCGCGAGTAAATGATACAACCAATAGAAATCAAATTACTTTTACAATATATTTTGCCGACGATTCAGGACAACCAAATCCACCTTGGGGAACAGACGAATCAGTCGACGGTACATTAACTAGCACAGTTCAAACATATCGTGCAACCGGTAGTAATGTATCTATTTTACAGCCAACATCACCGACATCCACTTTATAGTAATCTTAATACTTGACCTGATAATTATTTTAGTGTAAAATCACTAAAAGAGGTTAAGTATGGATGAAAAAGTTGAAAAAGCCTTTGATGTAGCAAATTATATTGCATCTTTATCAAATCAAAGACGTGTTATTTTAGAAGAATTTGAACAAAAAACTGTATACTACATTAACGGTGGTACTTTTAAAATAACTCCTGAATTAATATCTTTTACTAATTTAATGATTCATCGAGGAATTGTTAAGGATGCAGCCTTTATTGATGCAAATAATTTTCCTGTAATTGTAAATGATGTTAATAAATTTTACGATGATGTTGTAAATACCTATTTTAATGCAGTAAACGAGTATGCTACTCGATTTGCAGACATAAAAAACAAAAGAAGAGTAGAGGATATTGTCTCGTTATGAATGGAGCAGTAATCTTTGCTCAAAATAATGGAATTATTGACTACAGTAAACTAGCATACTTTTGTGCAGTACGAATTAAGAAGTATTTAGATCTTCCTGTTAGCATTATTACAGATAATCCTGATTCTTTTTTAGAATATCCTAAAGATACATTCGATAGGATCATCAAGATTCCATACGAAAATTGTACACAAAAATTGTTTTATGACGGTACATTAAGTTCTAAAAAAGTAGAATGGAAAAATACCTCACGAAATCAAGTATACGAACTTACACCTTATCAAAAAACTCTAGTAATTGACAGTGATTTTATTATCAATTCTTCAAAATTAAAACAAGCATTCGACCGAGATGCATTGTTTCAAATTTATCACAATAGCTTTGACTTGTCTCAATGGAGAAAAGACGAGTATTTTACTCGGGTAAATCCATATTCTGTCCCATTCTATTGGGCAACTGCATTTGTATTTGAAAAACATCCGGTAATGGAATGTTTCTTTACTTTGATAAATTACATAAAAGAAAACTGGGGCTACTTCAAAGTATTATATAACATTGAATCGATCTTATATCGAAATGATTATTCGTTTAGTATTGCAATTCACATAATGAATGGTAAAACAAACGGTGAATTTGCAACAGAATTACCCGGTAAAATGACATATATTTTAGAGCAAGATTACTTGATCGATATGAATGACACTGATATGCAATTTTTAATTCAAAAACCAAATAGTTATGGTGAATATCTTGCAGTAAAAACATCAGGAATAGATGTTCACGTAATGAATAAAATGAGCCTTTTAAGATTTATCGATGGAGGTACCGGTGTCTAAAGGATTTTTAATATTTGCACAAAATACGAAAGATACAAATTATGTTCAGCAAGCGTATGCTCTAGCATTATCTATTAAAAATAGTCAAAAAAACGTAACAAATGTGTCTTTAGTTACTAACGATAAAGTAATTAAAAAACACCAAAAAGTATTTGATCATATAATTGAAATTCCTTGGGTTAACACAGAAGAAGTTACAAGATATAGAGGGGAACATAGATGGAAATTATATCATGTAACTCCGTACGACGAAACAATTGTATTAGATTCGGATATGTTAATATTAGAAGATATCTCGCAATGGTGGGATTATTGTAGTAATTATAATCTAAAATTTTGTTCGAGAATTAAAAATTATAAATTAGAAGTAGTTAATGATACAACTAATGTTTACCGAAAAACATTTACTGCAAACAATTTGCCAAGTCCGTATTATGCATTGCATTATTTTAAAAAATGCCAAGAAACACACGACTTTTATAAAATTTTGGAATTTGTATGTAATAACTGGCAATGGTGTTATGATCGATTTGCATTAAAAGAATATCAAGATTGTTTAAGTATGGATTTAGCAACAGCAATAGCAATTGAAATATTTGGAGTTAACGAAACAGTTATTGACGACTGTTCTCCCTTAGAATTTATACATCTAAAACCAGGGATACAAGGATGGCCGATATTATTTGAAAGTTGGCAAGATGCTGTACCGTGTGCATTTAATTCTAGAGGAGAATTAGTAATCGGTAATATTAAACAGTCGAAGATTGCACATTACATAGAAAATAGTTTCTTAACATCGCAAATGATTAAAAAGTTAGAAGGATTAGTAAATGGCAAAGAAAAAGTTCATTGACATTCCAGTAAAATTTTATGCATTTTACGATCAAAAGTCCGGTGAAATTTTATCAGTGTCTAACGAAAAAAGTATCGACTATGAACACGGAATAGAAATACCGCAATATGAAGCAACAAAGTTAATATCAGGAGAATGGAAATTTTCTGAATATATTGTTGGCAGAAAGAAGCAGAATGGTATTACAATTAAATGTATAATGCCGGTATTAGATCAAGATTATGTGTTTCGAAATAATGTATTCGAATGGATCGAAGAAACAAAAAAGTTTTCTGAGTTAGTAGTAGAATGGAATTTACCAAAAAAGAAATGGGTAGTTTCTTTAGATAGCTCTGTAAAAGAACATTACAAAACAGAGCTTTTACTTTCAAAAATAGTAATCTTTATTACATTAGAAAATGATTTTGATTTTTTAATTCGAACTATGTATATTGATATAAAAGATTTATTAGATTTAGAAAACATTGAATTTCAGTTTACAAGTAAAAAAGAATTAGATATTACAAAGTTATCGATATCTTCAAAGATAGTATTTAAATCATACGGGCTAAAAACAGTATATGAGTAACATAATTAAGATTATAGATCAAGATATAATTTTCCTCAGCTATGACGAACCGAACGCTGAAAAAAACTATGCAGATTTATTAAGTAAAATTCCGTGGGCAAAGAGAGTACACGGAGTAAAAGGTAGTGATGCAGCTCATAAGGCATGTGCAGCAGAAAGTGAAACAGAATATTTTGTTACAGTTGATGCCGATAATATAGTAGATCCAAAGTTTTTGAGATTAGAACTAAATTTAGATGAGTTAGGATTAACAAAAGATCATGTTTTTAGTTGGTGCGGAAAAGTTCATGTTAACGGATTAATGTACGGTAACGGAGGTTTAAAAATGTGGACTCGAAAGTTTGTTAACGAAATGAGAACACATGAAAATTCGGATCCTGATGATATTAAAGGAAAAGTTGAATTTTGTTTTGATGAGAGGTATTTTCAGTTCAACGAGTGCTATTCTGAAAGCTATACAAATGCAAGCCCGTTTCAAGCATGGAGAGCAGGATTTCGAGAAGGCGTAAAGATGAGCCTTGATCAAGGTGCAAAAGCATTAGATATTAAAAAAGTTTGGTGGCAAAATTATCAGCGATTGTTAATTTGGTGTAGTGTCGGCATGGATGTTCAACACGGAATATGGTCTATATATGGTGCACGAGAAGGTGCATATCTTACAAATTGTACTGATTGGGATTATAGTCTAGTTAGAGATTTTGATTGGTTAACAGAACAATGGGAATCAAAATATAGCAAGTATACTATAGATTTAGATATGTTGCCTTACGAAGTGTTAGGATTAGGACACACTTTAAAAAGAGAATGTGGATTAGAAATTGCCGATCTAGAGCCCGACAGTTCTACATTCTTCAAAACAGTATATAATAACAATAGACGAATTTTGAGAAGAGATTAATGTACGATATATTTTACATATCGGATATTCCTGCAGGGTTAAAAAAACTTCGTACACGTTATCCTTTTGCAAAACACGCTAGCACATTAACAGAAGCAAAATCTCAGGCTTTTACATCGATGTTTTGGGTAGTATGGGATGACATCGTTTTAAAGGATAGTTTTAACTTTGATTACGAAGTTCCGACTTGGGATCAAGAATACATACATGTGTTTAAAAATGACACTACTTTTAACGGTGTGTGTTTAGTACCTAAAACAGCATCGATATCTGAGAGAGAATTTCAATATCGATTTTTTCTAAACAAAAAAGAAGTTGATATACAATCTAGTACACCACTTAAAATTTATGATATTTTTGAAATCGATACATATCAAGAATATCTAGATGCATTAGAAAATACTACAACTGAGATGTTTTGGATGACGTCAAAAAACATCAGTCCGGTTGATGATTTTAAATTTGATATATTTTTTACAAAACGAACAAATGAATTTTATCAGGATCGAAATTCAAATCATGCATTTATACATGAAGAAGATGAGAAAGAGACGTATGACGGAATTTTTCTATTAAGTAAAAATGTCCAGTTAAGTAAAAAAGAAATAGAATTTAGGTTTCCGGTTAATAGGAAAGAATGGAACATTGTAGCAAGTAAACCAAAGCTATATGACATCTTCACAATTGATACATATCAAGAATATCTAGATGCGTTAGAAAATACCACAACTGAGATGTTTTGGATGACATCGAAGAATATTACACCAGTTGATAATTTTAAATTTGATTTATATTTTTCAAAAAAGAATCATAATCATGATTATGATAGAGAATATAATCATGCATTTATACATCAAGAAGATGGAAACGAAACATATGATGGAATCTTTTTATTAAGTAAAAATGTTCAATTAAGCAAGCGAGAAATAGAATTTAGATTTCCAGTTAATAGAAAAGAGTGGAATATTGTAGCAAGTAAACCAAAACTGTATGATCAATTTATAGTTGAAAATTATAATGACTATCTTAATGCATTTCGAAAAACAACTACTGAACTGTTCTGGGTTATTCCTTCAGAAGTTGAACCATTAGATACATTTAATTTTGATCTATACTATACACAGAAGTCTCAAAAGTACGAATATGAAAGAAGCATGAATCATGTTTTTAAGAATATATTTGGCAATAAAGAAGTGTATACCGGATCAATAATGTTAATGACATCCGAAAAACCCGTTACAGAAAGGGAAATAAATTTTAGATTTTTAATGGATAAAATCGAACATAATATCATTGCATCGAAAACAAAATTATATGATATAGTCTTTATCAGCTATAACGAGCCAAATGCTGATGAAAATTATAAAATTCTTAAATCAAAATATCCATTTGCTAAACGTGTACACAAAGTTAAAGGAATACATAAAGCACATATAGAAGCAGCAAAAAAAGCAACTACTCATATGTTTTGGGTAGTAGACGGTGATGCTATCATAGAGGATAATTTTAAGTTTGATTATTTAGTTACTAGATACGAGAGAGATATTGTACATACATGGAATAGTAAAAATCCTATGAATAATCTAATTTATGGATACGGAGGAGTAAAACTGTTGCCCAGAGATCTAACACTGAATATGGATGTTAATACCCCTGATATGACAACAGCAATAAGCAAAAGATTTAAGGTTGTAAATGAAGTTTCAAATATAACAGCATTTAATACAGATCCATTTAATACATGGAAATCGGCATTTCGAGAATGTGCAAAACTCGCATCAAAAACTATTCAAGGACAAGTTAATGCAGAAACTGAAGAAAGATTGAATGTATGGTGTACGGTTGCCGAAGGACCATTTGCAATTAATGCTATCCAAGGTGCAAGAGCAGGTAGATTATATGGAGAAGAAAATGCCGGAAATTTACCGGCACTTTCAAAAATTAACGATTTTAAATGGTTAGAGGAAAAGTTTAAACTGACATCGGTGCTACGATAGCAGGATGCGGATCGTAATTTTCTAGTTTAAAATCATCTATATTATATTCGTCAAATTTCTTACCTACTGTAAAATATAAAGTAGGAAGATCTTTCGGTTCTCTAGTTAATTGTTCTTTTACAGCATCAAGATGGTCTTTGTAAATATGACAATCGCCACCTGTCCAAATAAAATCTCCTACTTTTAAATCGCATTCTCTAGCAATAATGTGTGTAAGTAAGCTATAACTTGCAA